GTTTTCTAAATATCTCTCCCCGGGCTTTTTCCACTTGGAGGCGGCTATGGCGCGAGCGCTGCGGGTCGTGGCGCCCGGTGAGAAGCCTCCGCCGCGACGTCGGCCGGCGAAGGCCGCCCCGAAGCCGAAGACCGTCCTTGAGGCGGCTGAGAAGGGGACTCGCAAGGAGCTGCTGGTCGCGATGCGTACGCGGATCGCGCGCGCGGTCGACGACTTGAACACTCCGGCCCGCGATCTGGCCGCGCTGACCAAGCGCCTGGGCGAGGTCGATCGGGACATCGAGGCGCTCGAGGCGCAGGCCGTGCAGGAGGAGTCGAATGGCGACGTCCCGGACGCGGCGTTCAACCCCGACTCCATCTGACCCAAAGCTGCGCGAGGTCGCCCGTCATGTGGTGATCCCCGAGGGGATCGTGACGACGGGCTGGCCGGCGGTCGAGGCGAAGTGCCGAGAGCTGTTCGGTGTCACGTTCGACCAGTGGCAGGACGACCTCGGTCGGGTGGTGTTCGGCAAGCGAGCCGATGGCCTGTACGCGGCGACCATCGGCGGGGTGTGGCTGTCCATCCCGCGCCAGGTCGCCAAGACGTGGTTCGTGATGCGGATCGTGTTCGCGCTGTGCATCCTGTTCCCCGGACTGAAGGTCTTGTGGACAGCGCATCACACCGCGACCCTGTCGAACACCTTCCGCTCGGCGTCCGGTCTGGCCCGACGCGCGAAAGTTGCCCCGTTCGTGGGGAACCCGGACGGCGGTGAGGGGGTACGGCGAGGGTCGGGCAAGGAAGCGATCCTGTTCAAGAACGGGTCGGCTATCTACTTCGGCGCCCGCGACCAGGGCTTCGGCCGCGGTTTCGATGAGGTTGACGTCGAGGTGTTCGACGAGTGCCAGATCCTCAACGAGAAAGCCCTCGAGGACATGGTCGCCGCGACGAACCAGTCCCGGCACCAGCATGGAGCGCTCCTTTTCTACATGGGCACTCCCGGGCGACCGATCGATCCGTGCGAGGTGTTCTCCACGCGCCGGGCGGACGCGATCTCGGGACAGTCCGAGGACACCGTCTACGTCGAGTGTTCCGCTGATCCTGACGCTGACCCCGATGACCACGAGCAGTGGCGCAAGGCGAACCCGTCGTTCCCGAAGCGGACACCGCTGGCGTCGATGCTGCGGCTGCGCAAGAACCTCGTCTCGGTTGAGTCGTGGATGCGTGAGGCCCTGGGCATCTGGGACGTCGAGAAGCACCTGCGGTTCGTGTACCCGATCGAAGAGTGGGCGCAGTGCCTGGACGTCGACTCGATGCCCGGCACGTCGGGGCACATGGCGTTCTCCGTTGACGTCTCCTGGGACCGGTCCTTCGCGTACGTGGCGGTGGCCGCTGCCCGCGATGACGGGCTGATCCACGCCGAGCTGATCCACCGCTGCGACCCATCGGATGTCGTGGCGTTCCTGCGTGACGAGTGCGCGGCGTTCAACCCGGTCGGTGTCGCGCTGCAGTCCAGTGGCGCCCCAGTGTCCAGCCTGCTCGAGGACCTGAAGCGGGAGCTGGGCGAGGACGTCCTGGTGCAGATGTCCGGCTCGGACATGGCGAAGGCGTTCGGTGCGACCTACGACCTGGTCAAGACCGGCGGTGTGCGGGTGAAGCCCGACGAGGAGAACACGATCGACCGGGCCCTTCGGGTCGCGGTATCGCGGGCCCTCAGTGACGGCGGCACGCTACTGGACCGCAAGAAGTCCCGCGGCGACATCGCCCCACTCGTGGCTATGACAAACGCCACCTACCTGCTGTCGATCTCAGAGCTCGGTGACCCGGGCATCTGGGTCGTCTGATCTTGCAAGCGACTGGAGTCCCATGCTGGCTGTGCTCGCGCTCGCTGTAGGCGTGGCGCTCCTGGTCGTCTTCTGCCTGGTCGTGTGGTGGCCGGCTGCCCTGCTCGTCTGCGCCCTGACTGCCCTGCTCGTCGGTGCCCTGTTCGTTGACTTCGATCGTCTAGCCAAGGTTGGGAGGCCACGCCCGTGACACGCCTCCTCGACCGGCTTGCCAGCCGCTCCATGATGAACCTGCAGCCGCTCAACGCGATCGAGCAGATGTTCATGCAGTCCTACGCCGAGGGTGGCGTGGAGCGGATCCTGCCCGAGTTCCAGTCCTACAGCGACGTCGCCTACAAGGGCAACTCGATCGTGTTCACGGTCATCCTCAAGCGCCTGACCCTGTTCTCCGAGGCGACGTTCAAGTTCCAGGACCTCACGACCAAGCGACTGTTCGGCACCCCCGACCTGTCCCTCCTCGAGCAGCCATGGCCTGGCGGCACCACCGGTGAGCTGCTGGCGCGCATGGAGCAGGACGTGTCCCTGTCGGGTAACGCGTTCATCTGCAACCTGGGCGACCGGCTCGAGCGGTGGCGCCCGGACCGTGTCGGGATCCTCGTGGGCGAGCGGATGGATGGCTCCTACGAGGTCATCGGCTACGAGTACGACCGTGACGGGTGCGGCCTTGGCCGTCTGGACCCTGACGACATCTACCCGGTGGAGCAGGTCGCGCACTGGTCGCCGATCCCTGACCCGACGGCGCTGTTCCGTGGCATGTCGTGGCTGGACTCGGTGGTGCGGGAGATCAACGGCGACATCGCCATGAGCACCCACAAGCAGTCGTTCCTGGAGAACGGCGCGACCCCGAACCTGATGCTGAAGTACGCGCGGAAGCTGAACCAGGAGCAGGTCGACAAGGTCGGCGCCCGCTTCCAGGGCCGCTACGGCGGTCCCACGTCCGGGTTCAAGACCGTCATCCTCGACGAGGGTGCGGACCTTCAGGTCGTCGGCAACTCGTTCGAGCAGATGGCGTTCACGTCCGTGCAGGCCGCTGGTGAGAACCGGATCGCCGCCGCCGGCGGTGTCCCGGCGATCGTGGCCGGCCTGAAGGAGGGTCTGGACGCCGCGACGTACTCCAACTACGGGCAGGCCATGCGCGCCATGGCCGACCTGTGGGCCCGCCCCCAGTGGCGATCAGCGGCGTCCGCGCTGGCGAAGCTCGTGAAGGTCCCGCCGGGTTCGCGCCTGTGGTACGACGTCGCCGACATCGCCGCGCTGCGCGAGGGCGAGAAGGACCGCGCCGACACCGCGCACACCCTTGCCACCGCGATGGGTGAGCTGATCCGTGTCGGCTACACGCCTGACTCCGTCACCGCCGCCGTCAACTCCGGCGACATGTCCCTCCTGATCCACACCGGCGCCATCCCCACGGCGCTCTACCCAGACGGCAAGGCGCCCGTGAAAGGCGGTACCCCATGAGCATGGTGCTCCGGACGTTCACGTTCGAGCCTGACGACATCGCGATCCGATCCGACGGGACGGGCCGCACAGTCGAGGCGTACGCCGCGGTGTTCAACCAGCCCGCCGAGATCGTCGACTACGAAGGCCACTACCGGGAGCAGATCTCCCCGACGGCGTTCAACCAGACGATTGCCCGCAACGGCGGCCGCTTCCCGGTCCTGTACAACCACGGCCGCACCCTCATGGGAACCCCGTCGGACGTCGGCTCCATGCCGATCGGCAACTCCCAGGAGGTCCGCCCCGACGGCAAGGGCCTGCTGACGATCTCCCGCTACAACAACAACCCCCTGGCCGATCAGGCGCTCGAGGCGATCCGCAACGGCGACATCCGTGGCATGTCCTGGTCCGGGCGCATCGTCGCCCAGGACACCAAGACCCCACGCATGGGGTTCCGGGCGAAGGCCGACGGGTCCCTGACCCTGGTGACCCGCACCGAGATCGCCCTGAAGGAGTTCGGGCCGACCCCGTTCCCCGCCTACATCGGCGCCGACATCGTCAACGTCCGCGCCACCGAACTGCTCCAGTCGTTCCGCTCCCTCGATGACGAGGCGCGCGCGGAACTCGCGGAGCTCCTGAACTTGCCTGTCGCCCGTCTCGATGACGCCGCGCTGGGCCGCAGCACCACGCCCGTGGTCCCTGCATCCGACGAAGAGCCGCCGGCAGATGTTGCCGAGCCCTCCACGCGGAACCACGCATTCGTGTCCCTGCGCCAGAAGGCCAGGGCAGAAGGAGTCATCGCATGAACAAGCTCGAGACTCTGCGCGCTGCGTTCGACGCACTTCAGGCTGAAGTGGTCGAGCTGGACGCGCTGGAGACCCCCACCGACGAGCAGACCGCTCGTTTCGACCAGGCGATCACCGAGGCCGCTGCGGCCAAGGCCGCCTACGA